GCATTCCATTAATATTACTTCCAAAAGTATATGTAACACCAGTGCCATCTATCCAATTAAAAAGCCATACTGCTAAATTGACTGCCTTCGGATCTGGTTTATCTGATTTTTCTTTTGCTGGACGAATGTGATTATCTTCATTTAATATGTTTTTTAATTTTATCATCTTTTTATATAAATATTACTTTTTAAAATTTACCAATCAATTAATACTAAACTACCTTGCCAACGCATAACATTGTCTGTTTTAAAATCTAAATCTAAATCTAAATCTACGATACCCATTTTTTTAATGTCTTGTTGCAAAGCTCTTAAAAAAGAAACTAATTCTTGATCAGAATCTCTTGCTCCTTCTGCATCTAAAAAATCAAAAACAGAAATTTCTCCTCCTTGTTCCCGAGCATATTGTTTATACGAATTCATAAACTGATTAATATTATTAATATCAGTTCCTGATAATTTTGATGCTTTTGACATTATATATAATTGTTTTTTATCGTCAACATAATATACTGGAATAAATGTGCTAAATTCATCATAACGTCCTACAATAACCGTAGCTACATTAAATTCATCAGATTCCTTAGTTATTTTAAAAAGCTTGTCTTCTCCATCTATTTCATATACACGACCATTATCTCCTTGATTAAAGAAACGATATTCATTGTTATTGATTTTATCTAATAATCTAGATACATCTTGATCTTTTAACTCTAACAATATGTTTTTTAATCGTATCATTTAACCAACTTTTTATCTAAATCAATTCGTACTAAAAAATTCACATCTATATCATTGCGCTTACGTATAGGTTGTGCGAGTTTTGCAATTGCTAACAATTGACCTGCATCATTATACAATCCAATTGTAGTTATATAAGGTGCAAAATCACTACCAGATACAAATCCACGATATGATTGATTGTCGTCTTTTGTAAGTGTAACATTTGTAGACATATTAAAATCACCTTGACTTAAACGAGCTACAATTCCTAATTCATGCAGTGTAACTGTGCTTTTATATGAAGCAGTAAATGGATAATTTATCATACTATGATATCTATAATCAATTGTAGAAATAACTCCTATTCCTTGTTTTTCAAAAATATTACCTACAACAGGAGTTTGTATAAATGTTCCGCCTTCCGTACGATCTGCTAAATATCCAACTTCTGTAGAATTTAATGCTTTATTATATATTCTAATTTCATCTAATTGTCCTTGCAAGTTATTTCCTAACGTTTCAAACCCTCCTATACTCAAATCATGTAAATTATCTATTCTTGCACTAGCGCTTAACGGATGTTGTGTATTTTCTAACAACGTGCTATTAATTGAATTATGCAAAGTGCCGTCTATATACATTTGCATTACACTGCCAGTTTTTTGACAAACAACATGAGTCCATGAACCAGAAACATCTATAGATGAAGTTATCATAGAACGATATGTTGGCGATCCTTGTGTGCTAAATTTTATTTGATTACTTCCACTTAACTCAATTCTAAAAGGATATTGTGGTTCTTTTGAACTAGTAGCTTTTGTAATTATCAATTGGTCTGATATTCCACTATTCGTACCACTAATAAACATTGATATAGCATAATCTGAATCTCGATTATATTCACCTGACAATTTATTTTTAATATATCCAGTTCCAATAAATTTAGCTGATAACCCCATTGGTAATTGTTGACCATTAGATGCTAATACACCATTAACATATGTTACATTATTTGTTTCATATTTAATTCTGCCAGTATCAAAATATTCATTGAATCCTTCATAAAATTTTAACTGATTAATAATCGAGGCAGTATCAAATGCACTATCATTAATATTTGCATATCTGTCAGATGTCAATGACGCAGTATTTGGAACTGATAAAGTAAATGATGCTAATTTTATTCCTTCGCCAACCTTGTTTTGAGGAAATGAAAATATACTAGCAGTTTCGTATAAAGACTTTTTTGTAAAATTTAAATTAGTTTGTCCAAAATTATTATAAGGCTGATCTTTATTTTTATAAAATAAATGATTAATAGAAAAATACGATACGCTCTGCAAACTACCGTCGATATTAGCAGCATCGTTAAATATTAATTCTGTTTCTAATGCAGGCAAATTTGTCTCATCAATATAAACACCTTGTAACGGTAACATGCTACTTGTAGCACTACCACTTAAAACAGTAAATGTTTTATGTGCTTGAAAAGGATTGATTTGAATATCTACAGAATCTATTTTTTTAAATACTTCTGGATATAATCCTTCGAATATATCTTCATTGTCTATTCTTGTTTCAGACATAATAGTAAAACCTCGCTACATTTAATATAAATATAACGAGGTTAAAATACGTATTAATATTAAAAATCTAATTTTACTCTAATCAATGCTTCACGCTGGAATGACTTTAATAATGGTTTAGATAATTTAGCTACAGCTAATAATTCTTGCTGATTACTATATAAGCCAACGGTTGTAATATATACCTTCGGATCTCCAATAAATGTAGATTGCTGAATTAAACCATCACTACCAGTTGTAAATGAAGGATTATTTGAAAAATTATATTCAGCATTTTTAATTCTTACAAAATAATGAGTACTAGTAACTTTTTCAGAATTACGTGCTAAGAATCCATATGGGTCAGCTGTTTCAGGATTCGTAAATTGTCTAGAGCCTGAAACAGAATGGAATAATCGGAAATGATTATTACCTTCTGAACTAGAACCGCTATTTGTTTGGAAATTTAATTGTTGATCTAACATTTTTCCGTCTAATACCAATGTACCATAATCTGGATATGCTAATCCATAATAAACGGGAGCAGTTGGATTAAAGACACCACTATTAATAGAACCAGATACTATATTATATATTCTACCAGAATCTCCTACTGTTCCTTGTGTATTTAAAGAAGAATCATCAATTAAAGTAAATACAGGTCCACTTCCTGTTACAGCTACATTACTACCTGTTGCGTTACTATCTAAAGAAGCAGACATCGATGCCAAAGGCAATTCAAAATTTCCAGCATCTAATCGTTCTTTTAATCTGTTACGTTTAAAATTAACCACATATATGTGATCTGTGCTCCCGGATCCGGCAGTGGTAAATCTTGTATCAGTTGGGTTCAATAAAAGTTGTCTATATTGTGAATAAATTGCTTTCGAAGGTGAATCGTTAAGTTGACCTTGTGAGTCAGAACCACTTCCTAATGCATGTCCATATGCAATAGAAAATTGACATTCATTTCCTGTTGTCGCAGGATCTCCATTAAATACATCAACATAATATTTACGTTGCGAATCTGTTTGTACAGATGAAGAAAAATATGTAGTTAAACTAGCTACATTATTACTCCACAAACCTGCAGTTACTGTTTCTGTTTGATTATCAATAACGTCATTTACAGTATCAAATTTAGTAAACGTACGTCCATTTCTTGCTAAAATTTGAGTTTGTTGTTGCTCAGCAATAATCTCTTGAGCCAATTGCTCAGCCAATTGTTGTACCTGATCATTAAGTCGATTAGTTGCAGCTGCAGAAGAAACAGCATTGCCATCTCTATCACGTTGTTGTATAGGATCAGCTGGCCTCGATTGTGCACCTGTCCTACTAGAAGCAGCTGTTCTACTATCTCGGCGAGGTACTATCCCTAAACGTTGTTGTTTTTTTAATTGTGTTATTGTTTTCATATTTTCCTATTTTACGAAGCAGAATTTGATGATATTGTCGCAGTTGAAGCTTTTTCTATTGTTAAATTAATAGTAGTAGAACCACCTGTTTCATTTCCTATAATAGTTATAGTAGCAGTTTTACTTTCAACTAACAATGTTTTAGCTGCAATTCTAAAACTAAATCCTGCAGCTGCTACACTTTGTGCATCTTCATTATCCCCAATAAATCTAGGGACGGTTGGTAATACTGAAGATTGTAATGCTCTAGTAACAGCTAAATCAGCAACTGATGAATCAGACAATATTGCAGTATATCCTAAGTTAGCATTTCCACCTTGCAAATTAGCTGTATTAGGTGAAATTATAGCACTCGTACCCGGTCCAGGAAGTATAATAGAATTATTTCCTACTGATACTACTGGTATATTTGTTGTTTGTTTTGGTAGTGTTACTAATTTATATTTTAATGCTTGAGTTTCATCAGGTATAGCTTCAGTAATTGGCATATTTTCTATAATTGTACCGTAATAACTTGTTCCTAATGGATGATCTGGATTCCATAGTGTATAATCAATTTCGTCGTCACCAACTGCAAATTGTGTAATTTTAAAAGCATCTCCGCCTTTTGCTAATAACTCACGACCTTTTAATGTGAGTATTGCATCTACAGTTACACTACTATTATTTAAATATCCCATATTGTTTTACCTTTATTTTATATAAATATATTTCAACTGAATTTTACGTTAATATAAAACTACCTTGTGTTCCTAATTGATTAGTATATATTAATTGATTTGCATTAGCTTTACGGAATTCTACAACAGCTCCCCCATCTATAGTTTGACGCGATGCTATATTAAAATCTCTACTTGTCATTTTTGTACCATTATATTTTTGATTATTTACGCCAGTTGGTAAATAATCTTGAACCTCCGCAGCAGATAAACTAGCAGACGTAGTAGGTAGTATTTCTGTAACTTGTTTAAATACAGATAAATTAGAAGATGTAATCGAAGGCAATATTGCTTCACTTCTCCAAAATGGGGTAGATGAAGTAATATACGTACTTCCAGATCTAATTAAACTAATATATGAATACGTTGTTCCTCCATATTTTTGTTCTTGAGAAGCTGTTAAATATGCTTGCCATTGATCATCATCTTCAGCATTTATTGTTAAAACTTTACCTGGAACTTCACCAATATATTGTAAATAATCAGCCGAAGCTGTAGGCTGTACTTCTGGTATTAACGAATTATATGTATCATTAAATCTTTGAACTTCTGGTAAAATAACATCTTTACTTCTTTCTAATACATTAGGTTGAACTAATAAGCCAGTTAATTTATTTACTCGTGCAGGTAATAATTGATCTAACTGTTTAAAGAATGATAAATCGAATAATGTAAATATTCTAATATATGCATTCATATCATTACTTTGACTATATTTTTTCCAATATTTACTTGCTTCATAAATTAAATCAGGATATGATTTACTATTAATATCTCCTGGATCTCCTATATAATCATCTAATGATTTAAATCCTAATTGTGCTATAATATCTTCATCAATCATAGTCTGTGGAGAAAAATATACTCCTAATTTTGCACTATCTAAAGGAGCTTTATCAAATTGACTACGCTCTGCTCGTGTTTTAACATCCAACGATCCAACCAATTCATTATCTTCTAGACGTATCTTGTTATCATCAAATGTCCCTGCGGCTAATGATATACCATCATAATAATATGTTTCTTCAATTGAGTCATATGGAGTATTATTAGTCCAACTAGAAAATGATGCAGAAACAGCAGAAGACTTAGGCTGCACACCGGTTAAACTACTTGTTGTCGCATGATTAATTTTTTGCGTTAATGGTATTCTAAATGATAATTCGTCATATGCATCTACATTTCCATCATATGCACCAGGTGCTTTTACATGATTATTAAATGCAGATTCTTCTAAACTACAACTCCATAAACGTAATTCTTGAAGTTGTCCTAATAAACGACTACCACCAGTAACACCACCTAATGTTAATGTGCTTTCAAAATCAAAAGACGCAGTTGCAGAAGCCGAAGCAGCTGCTACAATTTTACCATATTTAGATCGTTTTGTTATTGATTCTAATTTATTACCATTAGTACGCAACATTGTAGTTAAATAACCACCATCAAATAATTCAATATTATTACTACCAGTACCATTAATCTGTATAGTACCAATTGTTCCACTTGTATAATCTAATGTAACTGTATTACTTCCTATGGTAAATAAATTCATGGTACTTGCCATAGTAGGTGTTTTTATAACGTCTTCTGTTCGAAATCTTAATTCAACAGTATTAATAGATTCAGAATAATTAACAGTAACTGTTCCTGCAGTATTATTAATTAAATCTAATGAATAATCAAAATTAAGTTTCTCATATACAGGAGCACGTTCTAATCTTGGTCCACCGTATTCATTAATGGTCATTAATGATTGTGGTATTCCATAACAAGATAATAATGCTTGTACACTTCGTTTAGTTCCTTTAGACTTTAATAATAAAGGTAAATTATTTACAATTCTACGCCAAATTGTATATGTAGATTTTTCTCCAGATACTGATGGATCTCCTATAGAATTTGATCCTGTTAACGGCACTCCTGTTTCTGATGTTCCTAGTGTATATTCCCAAAGCTTTTGTCCTTGGTTTCCATTAGTTAAATTCCATCCAAATTGTTTTGCTACTGAATATAATAATTCATCTGGCATACCTAATTTAGGATTTTCTTCTCGTTTATTAATTTTGGTCATATGATTAATATATGTATATAGTATATCATAATGATGCCCTAACATGTTAACAAACGTTGTTAAATCTACACTATCAGATTTTAATTGTATATGTTCTGGTACTGTTCGTATTAAAGAACTTTCATTTAATGTGTCATATAATGACGAAGATTCAATTGCTCCATTAAACCAAGTTTCAAATTGACTTGATGTTATAG